CCCAGCGTGAAGATGGTGCCCACGGTCAGCGTCGTGCCGCCCGAGGTCCAGCCATCCGTGATCAGCGAGGAGCCGGTCTGGTTCGCGCCATTGACGAGCGGCGTGCCGCCGTAGGTCGCGTTCGTGAACCGCGCGACGTTCTGATCCCAGAACCACTGTTGGAACCCGAGGACGTTGCTGGCGTAAATGCCCTTCTCGAACGAATCCGAGATGGTGCCCTGAGGATTGAACAGGGCGAAGTTCGCGTTGGTGATGGCCGCCTGCATGTCCGGATTGGTGATGACCATCCGGCGCGGAGGCGCGGCGTTGTTCGACAGGAGCGTATTCGCCGCGAGATACGTGCTATTCGCGGTGGGATTCGATCCCGGCGTGCCGACGCTGTTGTAAACCTCAAGGAAGATGCGCGAGAGGCCGTCGAAGTCGATCGTGTTCGCGAGCTGCACCGATGCCGGCTCAATGTAACGACCCGTGTAGTCGTCGACATCGACCGTCATCTGGAACGACGAGAAGGAAATCCCGACGTTCGCCTGGTCGGTCAGCGTGACCGGCACGATCTGGTCGGTAATGCTCTGCTGTTGAAACGCTTGACCTTTCGTGGTCTGGAAGCGTTGCGGCAGACGCAGATTGATGGTCGCGCCCACTTTGGCGCCGGCCTGCACGAAATCGTCGTCATACGTCCGATCGACGTTATTCGCGAACTTGAGGTTGTTGATCGCGATCCGCCCGACGCGCTTCAGCGTCCACAGCGGGGTAATGAGCTGGTTGGCCACTGAAGGCCTCCCTTACCAGCGGCTCTGTTCCCTGCGTTTCTTTTCTTTGGCGTTTTCGATCCGGATGTATTCCGGACTGAAGTCCATCTCGTCAGGGTCCACAGGAGTCGCACTCGCCGTGCCCCCGACCCGATGAATGGGAGGGTTGGCTGTTGATGGCTTGACCGACTGGGCTGCATCAGGTCGATTGGCGACAGCACCAGAGGCCACAAGGGTTTCGAGGTAGCGCCGCATCACCGGGGCAGCATCGAGCGGAGTGGTTGAAGACTCCTGCGCAAGCTGGGCGCAATCCTCAGGATGCGTGCTGAGGTATCGCACAATGTCGACGGATTTCGGAGAAGTCAAGAGCACGCGTTCCATCACCGGAGAAACAGGCGGATCATTCGCCTCAAGCGCCTGTTGCAAAACTGGATCAGACGAGCGGGCTTCTTTCAAATTCTGATGATAGGTGTCAACGATTTGACGATACTGCCGCTGTTGTTCCAGCACCGCATAGCGGTAATCGGCGCGCGCATCGGTGTAGTCGTCGTAGTCTCTGCCAGGATTCGCCTGCGACCACGCATCCCAGCCGGGAAAGCGACCATTCTGCGGCTGTGGCTGCTGGGAGGCTGGCTCGACCCGTTCAGCCGGTCGCTGTGCCCGTTCAAGGGCTTCAAGGCGTGTTTTGAGTGAGGCCGCCTCTTCGCGAGCGAGTCGCGCGTCTTCCTTGGCGGCGGCTTCTTTCGCAGTGGCCTGCTGGACGCGCGCTTGTGGATCGTTCCGCGGCTTGCCCGAGCGTGGCTTAAATTTGCCGGATTCGTCCCGATCGGCGGGTGGCGCCGTCTCAAGGGGCAATTCCGGGGTTGCCTCTAGTGGCTCATTGGCTGGGACCGGGTCGGAGGTCTGGAGTGCGTCTGGCTGGCGTTCGCTATCAGCCGTCCACAAGTCGTCCGAGGCATGCCCGGGCAGGGCATCGGCGGGTGTTTCGGTGTCGACTGGACTCATGAAGCGGACTCAGTATCTGTCAATGAATTGGCGGTGTCAAGATTCTGACTAGTATTTTCCGACTTTCGACAACGGTTTCGCATGCTTGACGTGCTGCGGCTTGCCCTTTTCGCTGCCAACCGCAAAATCATGCAGTTGCTCATGCGTCATCGAGGCGCGCAGCTTCTTCGCCATCGGGAATGTGGCGCCGTGTTCGGCCGCTTGCATGAGGCGCTGTTGGGCGCGAGATTTAGCTGGCATCGCAGGCCTCTAGCGCTTTGGCCAGTGCTTGTCGATCGATTTCGTCGGACAATGCGTGCGCTGAACGAGACACAAGGGCCTTGCAGTCATCACAGAGATAACTCGTTGGTTCAGGTTTCCACTCGCCGAGCACCATCAGCGCAGCCTGTTCGCCAGTCATGGGACCGTGCAGATCGCAGCGTCGTTCCATCATCGCCCAACTTTCGACAACGGCTTGCCCAATCCCGGATAGAGCCGATGCGCCTTCGCCACGACCTGCGCATGCACAGACTTCCCACCCGATAGTTGCTCCGCGAGAATGGCGTGTTTTTTATCATTCATCGGGTATGAACCAGAATGAGGTGCTTTCGAGGGCACGCCAAACTTCGCCTTCGGAATCTCTCGACGCGCCGCCGCGGTCAACTTAGCCATTCAGCGCCTCCACTTGCTGCCGTTGCTCCGGCGTCATCGCAATCACCACATCCAGCCAATCGACTTTATGCCGACTCGCCATGCCCTTGGCCTTCTTCAGCCGCGCGGCGTCGAGGCCCTTCGCGCTAAAGAGGCGCGCGATGATCAGCGCCGCACCATTCGGAATCGTGCGCTCCATGTTACCCAAACAGTGCGGCCATGCCGAACACGAACGCGGCAGCCGCGGTAGCCGCCTGAATACAATCCAGCACGATATCCGCGAGACTCACATAGTGCATCATCGTCCACTCCACGTCGTCGGCTCAAAGTAATCGCTGCACCCGTTCGGGTCCACCTTCGCGAACTTCCCACGCATTGAGAGGCCAAACTCGCCATCCTTCGCCAGCGCGATAATCTCCGGCTGCCGGCAACTATCTGCCGCAGCGTAATACTCGCAATGGTCGCAGCGAAAGGGGCCATGCTCGCCACTCATGTAGACCTGATGGGTGTCAGGCATTGCCCTGATCCGGTGTCGGCGCTAATGCTGCTGCCTGCTGCCCCTGCTCAAGCGCCTGCTGGTGCCCCAACTGCGCCATGTTCAACTCATGCTGCCGGTCAAGTGCCGCCTGATTAGCATCCTGCGCATGCTCGCGTCCCTGCGTCGCCGCTTCATGCATCTTCCCGAGATGGTCCGCAATGACGTTCATATGCAAGTCGAGTTGTTTCGCCAGTTTACTCTCCAAGGCATCGACATATGACCGGAAGTTCTCGGCATCCACCTTGGCTTGTGAGGCTGACATCGTGGCCGCCGCGGCAATGTTGGCTTTCTCGAGCGCGACCTGGTTGGCCTGCTGGCTACGTTGTGTCTCAGCCTGCTCCTGAAACTGCGTCTTCTGCAGGTCGATCTGGCCCTTCGCCTGCGCTTCGGCCTGTTTCGCCGCCGTCTGGCTCTGAAGCTGCTGCTGCAACTGCTGCACCTGCTGCTGGAGCTGCATCACTTCAGGATTCGGCCCTTGCCCATCGTCATACGCCCCGGCTAACTGCGGCGGCAGCGACTTCTTCGCAATATCGGCCAGTTTCAGCGCATCCGGCGTATCGAGCGACTCGATGAACGCCGGCGCCAGCGCCGCGGCCATCTCCGGTGGCACGACTTTCATGATGTTCTGAATCGCATCGTTCACCGCTTCGCGCTTCGTGGCGAATGACTTGCCGACCGTTGGCGTCGTGCTGAACGAACCTTGCGACAGATCGATATACATCACGTCCAGCATCTGCGGCTTGCCGTCTGGTCCCGGCGGTCCCGGCAACTGCTTGGGCACCGGCTGCCCCTTTTCCCAATTCGGCAGGGCTTTCATCGGCTGACCATCTGGCCCTTCGACGTAGGGATAGTTCAGCATCACCATCCGGCGCTTCTCATCGAGGCCGAGCGCAGGAACGAGGCGGCCCGGTCGATCGAAGATGCGTGGAATCAGGTCACGCACGACCTTGCCGTCGTAGTGGAGCGTGATATTAACAAAATTGTCCATGTAGCCGCTGGATCCGACTTCGGCTTGCCCTTGTAATGCTTGGATCGCTTTGCCTGAACGGTCATGTGGGTCCAACTGTCCGAGGGCTACCGGAGGAATACCTGATACCGTATGCACATCGTCTTTGGCAGACTGTGCCGCGACGGTCATGGCCTGAATCGCCGGTTCTTGCACGGTGCGCTGCGGCAATGGTAGCAACTGCCCAGCCCGGTCATACGCTGCCTTAACGGGCAGAATGAAGAAATCGCGCACCGCTGACTGCTTCCACCATTCCAGATACGGCTCAATCGTCTCCATAAATCCGATGTATGGAGCTTTTGTGGCCAACGCAATAGCCGACACTTGCGCCGAGCGCATCACGTTGTAACTCGTGGCGGCATCTTTCGCTGGCCT